CCAATCATTTGCCCGCCGGTCTTACCTTTCGCCACAAAGCGCACCGCATCAATCAACTCCTTATACTTCGCTGGGCCAATCGTTTCCTGAAGCGTATCCCTAGTCTTTTTGTGATACAAAATTTTATTCGCATCCAAAATCGCCTTCCGATAAGCCATATCATGAGCCCACTCCTGCAGATGCTCATACATCACATTATCATCTAAAGCCAGCTGATAAGAAGATTCCACCCTCGATTTTAAAGAGGATTGATCCGTTTTAGGTCTAAGCCCCTGCACCTCATCAGTAGGCCGATATACATTCTTAATCGAATCCATCTTCTTACGCAAAGGAAAATAGCCGCCCTTATGAGTACCGTATGGAGTGACTACCTCTCTAAATTCCACTTTTCTAGGCTCTACCCCGGTCACTTCCTTATGGAGCTTCGCCCTGGATTCAAAGACCTCATCAAAATACTCCCAAATTGCAAAAATTGTATTCCAATCCCTTTCGTCCAGGTATTTTTTAACCGCCTCAATCTGGTTTTCCGAATACTGCTGCTCCACCTTCTTATAATTGCTGATTGAGCCAATATTAGCCATCAGCATCATAATTTCTTTTTTGGTCAGCCGATCATCCAGCTCCTTCACATGGATTTTATCTTGATCCATCCGCCACAATTCTTTCTCCGAATAAACCGACCAGATTTCCTTCAGCTTTTCACCGGCCTCATTCTGCAGATCCTGCTCGACCGAAAAAGCATCCATCAAGGGCATCCAGATATGCTGCCGGACAAGTCCGTCAAATTTTCGGCCATCCAGCTCCCAAATAATATTTTCAGTACCGATAATCCAGGAATTAAATTTATCCGCAATCTCCGCCAGCTTCTTCGGAATCGGCTTATAGTACTTGGCCGAATAATTCACTCCCACATTACGATAAGCCGCTACAGCAATTCCACTCGCTACCTCATCCAACTCTTTTGCTTCTTGTTGAGCCAGCAACTTATTTTTATTAGCTCCGTACTTCTCCAAGACTTTCACAGTATCCACCAAATCATGGAATTGGCCTACCGTCATTTCCTTCACCGGCCGACCCTCCAAATACATAATTTCAGTCAAAGGGCTTCCCAGCTCCAGCAATGAATCCTGTTCAAATTCTTCAAGCCCATTAAACCATTGGGAAATACTTTGAGTTTCGCCCAAATTAGGCACATTCTTTCCCTCTTCAAATCCAAACCGCTGCAGTAAATTAACAATCACACCCAGCTCATCCGTATGCACCGCCAGCTTTTGATTACTTCGCCTCTGCAAAAATCGCTTGAAATACCGATGGCTTTTCTCAAATTCCCGCTTAAATAAAATTCCTTCAGTACCCAAAGCCATATTTAAAAATTGCCGCTCTTTTGCTTTCGCCGATGCCAAATGCTCCCCTTGCCGATAAAGCCGATTTGCCAGGCGTGCATCTGCTTCGGACTGAGTAAAATATTTCCGGTACCCGGAATCCAATTTAATATTTCCATACCCATCCACCTGATTCGGATCCCGGCCGCCAACAATATCCATCACCTTTTTTCCTCGGATCGCATACTTCGCAGCGACCTTTTGACTTCGGGAGCTTCGCACTTGCCGCTCCGCTTCCGGGGATAAAATTTTCCTTAATCCCTCAATCTCCTTTTCCACCATCCAAAGGCCGGCTTCCTGATACACAGCATCCAAAGCCATCTCCTGAAGTTCTTCCGAGCTCGGCATTTCCACCTTGTCCATCTCCGCTTTTGTCAGCCGCTGAATCCTCTTTTCCTTATCCTCACGGCCGGCAATCGCTTCTAAAAGCTCCTGCCCGCTCCCATAGCCATAATCCTGAGCCGCATCGTCCGGATGAATCACTCCCTGCTTATTCATAATTCGAGCCGGCAAATTCCGTGCCAATTCCTCACCATACACTTCCTTCACAAAATCCGAATTTAGCTTAAAGGACACACCTTCCTCAGTTTCCGCAGCGCTCAATTCCTTTATTGCCAAATAGACCCCTTCGGCTTCCACTGCTTCCCGATTCCGACTTTCTGCCTCCTCCCTAAGCTGCCGGAAGTCCTCACGCTTCTTCCGGCGGAGTTCCTTCATTCGCTCTTTCATCAGCTCATCTTTGGCCTTCTCGACCCGCTCATCCATCTCCAAAAGAGCAGCTTCCATCTGTGCTTCGCTCATTGCTTCAGTATTCAGCTTCAAAAGAGAAAATCGATCCACAATCGTCCGAGAAGTTTCAATATCCTCTTCCGCAGCAAACATTCGATCCATCATATCCCGCACTTCCAGAGAAATTTCCACCAGCTTCTCATTATTTCGGTTCAGCGACTCATACACATCCACCAGCCACTTTTTACAAGCCCAAAAAATTCGTCGCAGCCGGATTGTTGGCGCATCACCATCCATAAAATACTGCTCCATCGTTTTCGCAAATTTCTCATGCTGGGCAGTTTCCAGCCTCACTCGCCCCTCAATAATCTGCTCATCCTTGATTTTCAGAAAGTCCTTCAGGGTTTCAAAGTCTTCTTTTAGCCGTTTTGTTGCTCCATCACTCAGCGCCATGCGCATGAAGTCTTCCAAAAATACATGACCCGATTCATGGATAAAAGTAGAAAGATTCCGATGCTCAAAAAGAGAAATAATATTTTTCCCACCGCCGATCACCGACTGGCCACGCAAAATTTTCTCTTCCCCCTGGAAATAAATATTCGGATTATCCGGATCAAAAGCGCCCTGATTATCCACTGATTTTACTTGTTCCGGATTGAAAGCAATATAGCTTTTTACAACTCTACCCAAAGACCCTTCATCTTTCTCCAGGATAATACCATCATAATCAGAATCCCTAAAATGGCTATCTACCAGTTTTTTCGCTGATTCGCTTAGTTGCCTGATTTCATCTTGCCAAGCCCCTTCGATCTCATCTACTTTTGAATCCGGTTCAAATTCTTCAGTAAAGCCGGCTTCCTTTTGTTGGTGCCAAAATTCCGCATACTTTTTATCATCAATCGCCTCAGCTGCTTCCAATTCTTTTTGATATTTTTTATCGGCCTCAGCTATCTTTTGGAGAAAATCCCCATACTCCGGAATATTACTTTTGAGGTATTCCTGTGCCTCTGCTCTTGTTTCAAAAGTAACTGGATTTTCAATCCGAGCATATAAAGGCATCTGGATACTTCCACCCACCCCTATATCATTCGGCTCCGGCTTCATATAAATACCAAAAGGCAATTCGGTATCCATCGTTCCCGCTCCTCGATGCCTCGGATCAAATACCTCAAAAGTATTATTCGTCTGATGATAAACCACCAAAGGCCAACCCTCTTCATCGACTACCTTACTATCCCCAAACCACTCTTTAAATTCTTTGGTTTCGGTAATATCAGCTACCTGCCCATACACTCCAAAATTCCCACTACCATCTTCATTGATATATCCTGCCCCATCTTCATCTGCCAGCCCTTCCAGCATTTCCCGCACCTTGACGCTCTCCCGCCCCTGGTTTATAATAGAGGTAGATACTTCTGACGGTTGATTTATTGGAGTTGCCACAGACGATTCCTTTACTGAGGCAGTTGTATCCGAGTTCGGCGGGGGCCATGTGGGTAATTCTGTGGGTTTGTCCATGGATTTGCGACCGGATTCAATAGAGCTTACAGACTTAGAGCCTGTGGGCTCTATTTTTTTTGCTACCTCTGAATGATATAGCTTTTTGACTTGGATACTTTCCAATGCTTCTTTATCAATTTTGATAAAGCCTTTTTCATATTCCTTCACGGTCATTTTTATTGCATGGACTTCCCCATTTATTTCCACTGGTGCAAAAAAACGATGAACCTTAGTTACACCCTGTTGATTTTTTCTATCATTGTATGATTCTACCAAATAGCCGTTTTTTACTAATTCCGGCAATACTGCCAGTGCTTCATAATGTACCTTACCACTTGCATAATCTGCATCAACACTCATTGCGTGCTTAAAATCATTTCCAGTCATCCGGATCTCCATGCCACTGTGATTATTCACGATTGGAAAAGAAGCCAGCACATTTTTCCGAATCTCCGCCGGAAATTCCCGCCGTACCTCATGAAAAGCCATATCCGAAAATTGCGGCGTTTCCACCTTCACAATCGGCACTTCAATATCCAAATCCACATTCGCATTCATAGCCTGATTCAAAACCTGCTGGGTTCGATTCAGTGCTGTGGGTGGCGTGACATTTTCTAATCCACCCTTATAACCGCCCAAATGAAGATGCAGCCCGGTACCCGCATCATGATAAAGTACCTCAGAAAAATACGATTTGTAAGCCTCTTCCAGTTCAATCCGTTGGGATTCTTTTCCCGCCGGGATATAAATATCGATTGCATCCCCATGTGTATGGTAACTATTTTCTGCACCACCCACATTCGCATTATGCTCAGGACTTCGATAGCCACTTGTGATTAAAGCCCCTTCTTCCAGTCCAAACTGCTTCAAAAGCCCACCCACATGAGGGAGTGCATTTTGAAGCTCCGGCTTCAAATTTCCCATATCCGGCGAATCGCCCTCACTAATCGGAATATCATACTGAAGTCCTTGCGTTACTGCCGCTCTTTCCTCCGTCATATTTTGCGGTACCTGCACGCTTAAATCCGCCTGCCGGCCAATCTGTACATGAAAATTCATATCCTTAAACCACTGCAGCGGCGTAAGATCCTTTTTCATCATGCTGGCAGCATAGCTACGACTGCCCCAAACTCCCGCATTGATTCTCGCCTCAGCCGGAGTCATTCCGGTAGCAATCAGCTGGGCTTCGACCTGGCGGAATACTTCCACCGATTGCTGACGGCGAGTAGCCCGCTCTTTTTTCTGCTCCACTTCCGGCTCATAATCCGCATCACCGATCTCCAGCGCATCCGCCTCAATCTCGACTGCTTCTGCTGGAGAAATTCCATCCGGAGTCAAGCTGACATATTCGGCCATCTTCTCATGATGCTCAGTCGGCGCAATATGAGCCATCCATTTCTCCAAAGGCACTTCCAGCTTCCCACCGGTAGCAGCCGCCTCTTGGATTGCTTCCGGAGCAATTCCCAAAGTTCCGGAGATACCTTCCACATCACCATACTCCTGATGCAATACCTGGAGCGGCACATACACATTTTGATAAGGAGCGCCCTCTTTTTTCTTGACCTCTCCCACAAAGGCTTCCATCAGTTGCGGCCGAATCTGGCCGGACTGATTTTGTTTCGCCAAAAGCCCCATCTGATTATAAACATTAGCTTCCTTCTGTGCAGTTCGTACCTGCTGAGTATCTTTTGCTAATCGGCCGCCGGGCCCAATAGCGCCCAAAAGAAGCATTCCCTGAGCCGTCTTTGCTCCGGTTTCAGTGAGCCGATCTGTAATCTCTTCCTGAGTAGCCGCCTCAAAATTCGTGCCCTGCAGCTCATTGGTTCTGCTTTTGGCATATTCCTCACCGGCAATATTAATCGACTCCTGAGCCACCTCAGTAATCGCTTCACCGGCCACAGTTTTCCCATAGTTTTTTCCAAACCGTCCGGCAATTTCTTTATAAGAACGATTGACCACCAGCTCCTCAATACCTTCTTTGGTTAGATTGCCCAGCAGTTTCTTTGCTCCCGGAAAATTCCGTAGTAAAAAGCCGACCTGAACCAATTCCAGCCCCGCATTAAAGCAGCCAATCGCAAAAGCTGCCGCCTTGATTGTATCTTCATCTAGGGGATTGCCATTTTCATCCCGCATTTCTTTAAGGTCTAGGTAAGCATTTCCAAATTCGATTTCAAAGGCTTCCTTTGCTCCACCGGCGACAACACCGGCCTTCCAGCCCCACCTTGCACCGGTTCGGACTCCTTGTGCAGTTCCGCCAGGAATCGGCACAACGTAACCAATCCCACCACCAACCGCAGCGCCGCCTATTCCGGCACCGATACCATAAGCAATAGATTTCATCCCCATATTGGCCATCTGACCGCCAAATTCTCCGGTACCTTGATACACGCCGCCAATAAAACTTTCCGGATCCTCAATCTGTTCCATCTCTCGGCCAATCGCACCGACCCTGGCACTTTGCTCTTCCGAAAATTGACCAAACCCTTCTGAAGCAAGCGCCTGGTTTGTTCCCAATTTCCCCCGCTCCACTGTCAGGTTTGCCCTAGTATATCCCGCTTTCACATATTGACCCGGAGAAAGAAGATCTTCCAAATTTTTATAAATATCTTTACGTGTTCGAATTAAAGCCATATTTTGGTAATTCATCATAAATTTATGGAGCACTGGATTTTCCTCCACAACCCGATCATAAAATTCTGAATCTTTAAGCCGATCCCGCTGCAACCGCCAAAGCACCGCTTTTCGGACTTCCGGATCCTGCAGTTGCTCCTGTGTCAATCCATACTGATCCGCCAGATTCAAATCATTGGCAAAAACTTCCGGATTCGGATAGAACTGAGATATTTGCTCGTCTATTCTTCGCAATCGCTCCGCTTCCGGAAAAAAGCTTTTCCCTTCCCTTAGATCCGGATTCAATCGCCGGACAATATTTCCGGCCTCATCATCCCATTGCTTGGCATCTGTCTTCAACTGCTCGGCATCTTCCTTCAACTTTCGTTCTTGATAGCCGGGCTTCAAATGTTCCGGCGTAAAAAAATCAGAAGCCTTCTCACTAAAAGACTTCTGATTTTCCTCTACTTTCTCCGCAAGCCCCGGTATTTCTGAAATAGGTCGCCAGCCACCGGAAGAAGCCGGCTGCTGAAGCTCCCCGCTCGCCTCGCCCTCTTCCACTCGTCCATCCGGCGTAAATCGCAATCCTGCCATCCTTAGTCACCCCCTTCGATTTCCATGACTTCTGTTTCACCGGTAAATGGATTCTTTCGTGTGATATACCTTTTGCCATCTCTGGTTTCCAGTACTTCCCCATCCTCGCCGACTTCCCTGGCGGCATTTCCATAATGATAAGCCGGCACCTTGCTGGTGGAATCATAAATTCGACCTTCCACCCTTCGCTTTACTTTTTTCTTCGCCGCCTCGATTGCCATATTTTCAATCTCCATTTGATTCGGCTGCCGACCCTTGTCAGAAAGAAAAGCCTTAATATCTCCCTGAACCCATTCATTAAATTCAGAATAATCATCCTCTGGTAAATCACTCGTTTTAAATACATTGGCAATTACTTGCCCCTGTGCTTGCCCGCTGGCAGGATCTTTAATCAATCCCGATGCCAGAGTGACATAATCATTATCCGACAGCTTACCATGATATGCTTTAGAAAATGCTGCCACATCTGTATATTTACCGCTGGCAATATCAAAGATCGCATTCAATTTATTTCCCGGCGGACTTTTCTTCAAGCCCCCATCTTCATTCATTCCGAATTTTGCCCGCAAGTAAGTATCTGCCGTTTTTAATTTATCCCCATCCAGGTCTAAATTCATTAAATTTTGATACGCCGCCTTATAGTTTGTAAATCCTTCAGCACCGGTCACCACATTTGTATAAAAGCCATCCAGCTTCGCCCCCTGCACTTCCTTCCGGACACCTTCCTCAGTTTTCCAGTGGGTATCATAGCCCTTGATTAGTTGCTTCTGCATATTCGGCTGGTTCGGATATAGTGCCGCTGCCTGTGCCTTCACAAAAGCCCGACCTTTTTCAATATCCCCTTGAAATTGACTGTAAGTAGATTCATATAAATTAGCGGATATTCCGGTAAATACTGCCTTATCCACCTTGCCCGCAAGTTCATCTTTCACAGCCGGCCCAATCTGATCCTCAAAAGTTTCCAACCACTTTTGAGCAGCTATCGGATTTTTGCCCACCAATCCGGTCACCACCGAAATATGAGTATTGGTCAGCTCTTCCTGCACTTTTTGATTCACAATCTCTTCACCATAAGGCGCATACTTTGCCCGCACACTGGCCACCTTCGACTCAATCAGCGGCATACTTCTATCCTTATCACCTTCAGCCCGGATAATATCATCGGTCAATCCGGCCTGAGCTGCCTGAAAGCTGGCATCTTCATAAGCTCTCAATCCCTTTGCTTCAAATCGGTCTGCAGTCGATAAATACGAAGTCTTTACACCCATCGACAAAGATTCAAATTTTTTCCTGGCACTGCCACTAAGCCCTTCAGTATATCTTCCGGACACCTCATCCATATAAATGCCGGCTCTTTCATAAGTGCCCTCGACCTCAGCGCCTTCCCGAGTAAAAAAACCGTCCTCATTATTTTCAAATCGGTGTGATACCTCTTGCCGGAAAGTATTAAAAAGATTCTGCACATCTGCAGTTTCTTTTTCATCAAGCCGTACCGCAATACGCCCCAGCAGTTTTCCATTTTCCACCATCTGTCCGGCTTCAATACCGCCAAAGTGCTCCGCTCCATAATTCTGCCGCTGCCTGAATCCCGGAAGTGCATCAGGAGCTACCCGATTCTGACTTGTTGGCACCCTCATCGCGTTCCCCATCCTTTCATTTTGCCGACTGCACCTTTCATCGTATCCGACATTTTAGACACCGTACTTCCCAAACTCAAAGTGGAATCAGGCTTTGGCACTTTCGCCGCACCACTGCCGCCACCAAATGAAAGTGCTCCAGTCACTGCCGCATCAATCAAACTTCTGGTTAGTGCTGCTTTTCCGGCTTTTTTCGCACTCTTTGCAGCGTGCCGGTGATTCGATGCTTCCTGCATGAAGCTCTGCCCCTCATTAATAAAAGCAGTCTTTCGCAGCTGAGTATTATAACGAATCATTGCCGCATCCTCTTCCTCAATCGACCGAGTATCATCCATCACTGCCGCAGCACTACCAGTCATTTCAATGCCGCTTGCTCCGACCGCTGCCTTTTGAGCTCCCCGCTGCTGATCCACATCTTTCCTAAATTGCTGCTCTTCCCATTTCCCCATTTCTCCGGCCTGCTCTGCCTGAGCTCTGGCCAGTTGTGCATTTTGCTCACTTACCCTAGCATTAGCCTTATAAGCTGCCGCCTGAGCATCATATTGAGCCTTTTCACCAAAGCCGCCCATAATCTGCCCGGCTATTCCTATTCCTGTGATAATGGCACCGCCACACATACTTTTTCGCCCCCAATCTGAATATGACAAAATTTCTCATCATCAAAACCATAAGGAATAGGCTCCCCAATCGAAAAGTCCATTCTTTCCAGCCAATGAAGAGATTTCACATTTTCCGCATGAACCCAATTTTCCAGTAAATCCCAACGCTTCAGGAAGCTCTCCAAAAATGCCCTACTGTATCGGAGAATGGTGATTCCCATATCGTCCACCCGCTCAGTACCCAAAAGCCAAATAATTCCGCTGCCAGCAATTAAATTATTCGGTACCACACCAAAAGCAAAAATCACTTCCCCTTCCAGCTTCACCGCATAAGCTATCGCCGATCTTTTTATCGACTCCACGCAGCCCTCTTCGGGTAGCATCCGGAGAGCCGACCAAAGCTCCCTCTGGTCAGCTTCCCTCAATCGACCGGCAAGAATCAAAGCATCTTCATGAGTTGCCAGATCCACCGAAATATGCCCCTTCCAATATTTTTTCTTCATCCGCCCAGCTCCACTTCCGGAACCAAAGCCAAAATCGTCAACGGCAAAGGCTCTTTCTGCACAACCCTCATCCGGCCATCATTGTTATATCCGGAATCCGGCCGCACCCTCTTATCTCCTGTGAAAAGTGCATTATTTTCACTCAGCTCTTGGCTCATATCACGCCACTTTACTTCCTGCAGTTCCTTACCATCAACCCCGACCCAGGCACCTACCGAATTTTCCAGCCGCAAAACAACCTTCACAATTTTCTTTTTCTTCCCCTGAAGCGTTTCTGCACCGGGAAGCTCAATCGACATTGTTTCCAGCTCCGACTCATAAGGAAGCCCAATATGAACAAAACCGGCGGGCTGCTCTAATTCAATTCCCCAGCCAATGCTCCCATCCTCATGAGTGATTTCACGCACCACTTGCCGAGGCACGACCGCACCTTCAGCCAAAATTGCCACTTCCTGATTTTTCAAATGATCCAGACCGGTAATCTTCGTTACCGGATCGCCGGCATAAGTCAGCCCGCTATCCACAAAAAAAGCATCTGCAATCTCACGGCGAGTCGGCCGCTCTTCCATCACCTCGATAAATCTTCCGTTCTGCCGATTTACCACAAACCAAACTTCATCCCGGCCATCACTCTTCGGAATCACCGCCACAGACTCCACCCGGCCATCGGTCACATGATGATGCCAAGCCCACACCTCATGCTCTTTCATATAAGTAAGCCCCAGCAGCATCCCATCACTTCGCACCACCCAAATAATTGAATCCGGCTCCTGCTGATAAGCCATCTCCACCACTTGATACCCTTCAAATAAATGCCGGGCCATAATCGTCAAATCATTTCCGGAAAAGCCATCGGCCTCAAAAGAATAGCCAAAATCCCGCACCGTACTACCGCCGGATTGAACAAAAATCACCTGATTTCCAACCATCACCGGATCCGCTCCGCTGATTCCCCGATTACCCTGCTGCTGCACATCAATATTCGTAGGACTCAAAACCCCTTCTCGGCTGGCAGAAAGTCTAAACTCTCCGGCTTCGGTCAAGACCAACAAATCACCAATCGCAGTAATACTTCGGACCCTTCCGTTTTGCCTGGCCAATACCCGAGCCGAAAGTGCATCACTCTCCACTAAAGGAAGTGAAGTGCTGTAATTATGATAATCGCCGGGATTACTGCCAAAAAACATATGAGGCTCCGTCAGAGTTCCACCGGAAAATACCCGATCCTGATAAAAAGTGATGCAGCCCGGATAACCGTTTTTTGGACTCCAAGCACCTTCAAACCATTCATCTGTCCAAGTGTCTTCAATCGCAATATCCTTCTGGATCTTCACTTTTACCTCAGTCGGGCTTACGTATTCCGTCACCTTCACGACTCCTTCATAAGTAGTCGGCAAAGTTTCCAAAAGCGCTTTACCAAACATATAACTATCGCCGCTGGTACCTTGGGGTAGCGCTGCCACAAAATCATCACTGGCCAGGCGCATCATTGTCGGATTTTCCACACTACCGGTATCACTGTAGTTTTTATCCTTCCCACTGGTCAGCGACTTCACCAGCTCCCAATCCCCGGAGATTGCATTTTGCCTTTCGATTCGGATTGTACCGGCCCAATAGCCGGAAGTTTCCACATTCCACCGATTCAGTACCTTCACACCATCCGGATCCGGAAATTCACTTTGCTTACTCGGTACCTGCTGGCGAATTTTAAAGAGTGACCCCACATGATCCGGCGTGAAAAAATCCTGAAGTGCTGTCATTACTCCAAATTTTTGTTCCGTCAGTTGCTGATTCCACCAAACTTTTGCATAGCCATTCGCTCCATAAAAGCCACTACTGATTACGCCACCCCCACCGACTACCACTGTCAGCTCCTGCCCCGGCGTTACCTGCAGCCCGGACATCGTAACCAGTGTTGAGCTCGTATCGGACTCCGACTCAGTCACGCCGGACTGCCGTACAGTTAATTTTAAGCCGTCCGGACTAGCCTGCACATTAATCGTATCGCCGGATTTCAAGAGCGTTTCTCCGCCTGGAACCTCACGCCTACCCCCTATTGGTGGTAGATTGATAACCGAAGCAGACTGACCGCCCCTAAGACTTGCACTGATTGTATTTACTCCTTCCGGTACTGTAAAAGTATAAGTACCCGGCGCCGTCCACTCATGAGAGCCGTACTCCACCGACACTTCCTGATCCGTTACCACCTTCAGCCGATTCTCCATCGATCGCTCCGACAAAAAAGGCCCCAATGTAAAATCATATTCTGCCAGCACCCAAGCAGTCTGATGATAACGAATCAGCTTCATTGGCGGCTTATCGGCGCAAAATATGAAAAGAGTATCTGAAGACTGCACCGTCCGAAGCAAAGGCAGATCCTCTTCAGCGTAAGGCGAAGCCACTTCATAAGGCACATTATCACCCACAACAATCGGGCTTTTATTCCGAAAGAAGCGAATATACCCCACCCCAAACTCGACCACATAACTTTCAGCCTGAGAGAAAACAAAAGGAATGATTCGCACCCTTTCACTGCCTTCTTTTGCGGCTCCTACAAAACGCAGCCCGGTTCGATTACTAATCCCGCCATGAGGATGCACATAAAAGTTTTCAAGTTTCCGAGCTCCCAAATGATACTTACTCAGATCCACCCGAGCCGAAAGTGAGGGTGATAGCTCTCCACCGGAAAAAGATTGTTTTAAAATACTAAACGCCATATCATTCCCTCCTAGCTCCTGGCATCTATATAAGGATTATGCTCATCAGCTTCTTCCCGGCTTTCCTGAGCACTCGCCACCTTTGCCTTTGCCAGTGCCTCAAAATAAATCTGAAGTATCTGATTTTTCTTGCCCGGTGATTCAGTCAAGTCAGTACAAATTTCTGCTGCCAGTCGATGCACAAAAGCCGAGCGAAATAACGAATCCATCCGCCCCAGCTCAAAAGAGTTCGACACATATTCCGCCACTGCTTGCTCAATATTGCACCAAATATCATCCCCGACAATCCGAAAAGTCGCCGGTACCTTCTGAGGCCCTGCCGAGCCATACACCGCTGCCACAAATACGCACTCTTTCGGCTTTTTATAACGATGCTGCTTCATATCAAGAGCAGTACCGGTATAGCTCAAAGGCTCCACCTTCAGTGCAAAGTTCCAACGAAATTCTCTCAGCACTTCATCCAAAATCGGCTCAAAAAACTGCCGACAAATCCTCGCCTCTACACTACTTTCTTCCAGGCTTTCAATTCTTGAATCTCCCACCAAGCCCAAAGCCTGATTACAAATCACTACTTTTAAATTATTCATCTTCCACCTCAAAAAAAAAGAAGGAAGCCACGCACCCAAAGCACGCCGCTCCCTTCTTCTTATTCTGTTTTATCCTAAATTTATATCCAGCACCACACCGGCAGTCATTTTTCCGGTCGGCGTACCGGTCACCGAATATTTAAGCTGTACAAACTGCTTCAAATCATAAGGCAACCGCTCCGCAATCGCTGAAGCCTGCCCGGTCACCGCTTTATAAGTCGCTGCCGTCACAAAAGTACCATCTGCAGCATCAGCAGTCTGCACCTCTACTGTCAGTCCCTGGGAATCCGTCAGCGGTGTATCCAACACCACCTGCAAATGAGGCTGAGGATATGCAGCACCGGCAGCTCCAAGATCTACCGTATTTGTAGAATTACCGGCTCCAATCGCAGCATTTTCAGAAAACATTAAAAGTTTATCCCAATACACAAAAAACCACCCTTTCTATTTTAGAAAATAAGAGGCAGCCAGGCTGCCCCCAACACATTAAATCGCACTCTCAGTATTTACAATCGCATCCACTCGGCGCACCGGCACATCATCAAAGTGGGTAACTTTTTTGCCGCCGACATCCTGAAGAGTCAAATGCACATTCTCGGTTTTTCGGATCTGATTCCGCACCGCTGTCAGCACTCGGCGATTTGCATAAAATACCGGCCTTCCAGCGGAAAGATTATACACCTTCTCCAAAGCCTCTACCATGCAGCCCACCAAATCCATCTCAGCCAGCTTCGTGGTATCAATATTAGCAATCCGCACTACCTGACGGAAATCCCGCACCGTAAATCCAAGATCCCAAGAATAATGAGTTCGGTACCCCTCATAGCGGCCGCCGTCCGCATCTTCCAAAGTGACCTGGCCTTTATTCTCCATCTGCAGTCCGGCTTTCGAGCCTTTCGGGAATACTCCAAACAGTGAATTTTGACCCCATACCGTCAGCCAGATTGAAGTACATTTATTACCGGTACCACCGGCATCAATCACATAATCCGCAGTATCTTCCACATCTTTATTTTCCCGAGTCTTCTTGCTATATCGTGGAGCCAGTCCAATAAAAGCAGCCGGCTTCTTATCGGTATTTCCATAAAATAAAGTATCAGCCATTTCCAAGTTCATCGCTTCCATAAAAGCGGACGACTCGGAAAGTAAAAACTCCGGTGTATTCCCATTTAGCTCTGCCAGCTTCTTATCCACTTCAGAATAAGTTTCCAGCATCCCACAGTTATCCGTTACCTGTTTTGTAGTGCTCTTGCTGGGCTTTACTCCATAGTTGAGAAGTCGCCAAGCCACCGCTGGGAGCCCTGTCCGGATCGTGTGCTTATGTCCGGTTGGCAAATTCCCCTCAATCAGCAGCATATCATCCAGAATTGGATTCTGCTGATTCAGAATCTCCACAATTTTATCTACTTTTCCATTAGGATCAAGCCGCCTCGCCCAATCCGCCAAAGTCAACGCAGTATATCCAATAACCGTCATTATTTATCATCCTCTCAAAATTACTTACTTACCCCGGCCATATCACCAAACATCACATCAGCTGTACTTTTCGTGCCTGCATCACCGGCTCTATGATCCACAAAAGAACCTTCCGAAAGTAGCTTGCCCGCATTGTGTAAAGCCTTAATAAAAGCCGGGTGGCATCCCAAAATCGGATTCTGCCGCACCAACTCCTCAAGCTCCGGCCCGCCAAAAGTGCTTACGGCTTTTTTCACCAGCACCTCAGCTTTACCGGCCCAGTTATTACCGCCGATCTCCGGATCAGCCATCACCTGATCAATCAAGCTCTGCTGATAGTCCGCCAATGCCCGCTGCTGCTCCGCATAAGCTGCCTTCATCTTCTCACCATAGAAAGATGCCAATTTATTCGCACTCTCCTGGCTCAAATTCAATTCCTTTGCAATCGTTCCATACTCCGCAGCCATTGCCTCATCATATTCCGCACCTTCAGGAAGTTCGATTGAAAATCGCTCATAGGCTTCAGGAGCTCCGCCCTCCGCTTTTTCCTCAGTCTTGCCCTCTTCCTGGCTCTGGCCTTCGCCTTCTTTTTCGGTTGCTGTCAGATTCGGCAGCTGACTGCCAGTCTGTACCTCGGTGGTGTTAGTTTCGGCCAACGCCTCTTTTTTCTCCCCACCTGGTTCCAGATTTTGCTCTTGCTCAGTTCCTTTGCCGTCTTCGGTGTTATCCTGCACGGTCTCTTTTACTTCGCTCATGTTTTAGTCCTCACTTTCTTCACTTAAATTATTTGCAATCTCCCGGGCCTCTATCAAAGATGCCTGGTATTCTTTTTCCATCCTGGAAAGCATATCCAGGGGAATCAAAGACAAAATCGCCAACCCCGCATTTCTCTGACCTTCCAGAAAAAAAGTTTCCGATGATCCGGTAAAAGAATTAGAAAAAACCCGGCACTGACCAATAAAATTCCAAAAAAAACGCCGGCCCTCTTTCGAGTCCAGCAATTTCATAAAATCCTTTTGAAGTTGTTCATCCAGTACAATCCTCAGCTTCTCCTGCCTTACCTGTTCAATCGGCATCGTTCCATACTTCACATCATCCCACCTTCTCCCTGCCCAAGTATTGCCGCCAATGCACTCGGATCCGACATCTGAGCCTGGCTCAAATCCTTCGCCACTCCCGCAGCCTGACCCGTCATATTAAGCCCGGCCTGAACATCTGCCAACTGCTTCATCTTTTCCTGCTCTTCCTGAGCCGCCTGACGAATCGCCATCAACTCATCCCGACCAATCACGCAGCCCGGCGGAATTCCCAAAGCCTCAGCATAACGATCAATCATCTCAGCCTCATCCATCTGCTGCACAGATTCCGGCTTCAGATTGGCAATGGTTCCCACAAATTGCACCATCTCATTAAAGCCCTTCACATTGGCCATCTTCTGAGCCTGAGCCAAAATAGACACATACTCGACCTTTACATCCTCGCCCTCAAGCTCTTCCGGCGGATCTGGAAGCTGATTCATCCGACCCATGATTGCAAAAGTCCGCTCAATTAAAGGAGTAAGCAGCTCTGAATGAAGCCGCTCCAGTACCGGCCCCAACATAATCATCTTTTCCTCATGCCGTTCAATTACTTCCTGGGCTGTCATTTGCGGCCCCGCATAGCTACTGAGCATTTGAAAAAGGTCTGCATAAAAGTACTCCCGCACCGACTGCTCTTTTCCATGAATCGTTTCACGCAACCCGCTCAAATCAAAATTCACCGCATAAAGCGGCGTAATTATCGGCCGCCCTTCCGCTCCGGTAGCCGAATAATAATTGACCCCACCGGGCATCGTGTTCGGCTTTACCCGGGTATCCGGTACATTTACCGGCGGATTTACCTGCTTAGCGAGGCCACCCATAAAATCCCGCTCCAGCCGCTGAAGTTGCTTTACCTCGCCCAAGCACTCCCAAGCAGGCCCCCGGCCATACACCATATTGGCCACCAGATCCCAGCGGGGAGTTATGATTGGCATTTCCGAGTATCCTTCCACCCGCAGCGGCTTCTCATTGGTTTTCCCTTCCAACCAGTAAATTGACCTATACTTGGCCGGCACCCGACCTTCCAAGCTATCAGCTTCACTGAAATTCGGATTCTGCTCCACCAAATGAGCCACCTTATAAATCTTCCGGTAATTTTTATCCTCTTTCGCTTCCTTCAAGATCTCTTCCGGAAGTACATCGGTTTCAAAATCTTCCAAAAGCTGCCCCGCAGTAAATTCCACCAACCGAGCCACCCGATTCACCCGAAGATCTGCACCGATTCCCAAAGCATACTCACCGGAAGTAAAAGTCCGGCATCGAATCGTAGTATCAAAATCCTCTTCCACCAGTACCGCACCGGTTGCAAAGCCTGCCAGCTCCAAATAAAGCGCATGAAGACTATTATACAAATTCGACCGAGAAAATACTGCCATCATCCGCCGCTCACACTCATCAAAGAAAGCCCGCACCGCTTCAATATCCGCAAAATCCGGATCACTCGCCATCAGCTTAAACCAGGGCCGAGCCGGGCTTGTCACTCCG